TTGCAGAGCCGCGTGACAAGATCACCGGTGCTGATTTAAAGTCGCTCAGAATGGGTAAGAAAGCCGATGCTAAGAAGACCCCAATGGGTAAAGCTTACATGAAGGCTAAGGGTAAAAAGAAATAATGCCTAAAACACCTGCTTGGCAAAGGTCGGAAGGTAAGAATCCTAAAGGCGGTTTAAACGCCAAAGGTCGTGCATCTTACAAAGCACAAACGGGTGGAACACTAAAACCACCAGTGTCTGCTAAACAAGCAAAGAAGTCGCCAAAGGCTGCTGCTCGAAGAAAGTCATTCTGTGCAAGAATGGGTGGCATGCCGGGTCCGATGAAGGACTCTAAAGGCAGACCAACAAGAAAGGCTTTAGCCTTAAGGAAGTGGGATTGCTAATGAAATATCAAGATACACCAATGGGTAAGGCTATGGAAATAGCCATTAGAATAGGTCTTCCAAGCCCTGAAAAACATATGCATGAAGAAGGCGAAGAGTCAGATGAGATGTATGAGCATAATACTAATAATGTAAAACTTGCTCCTGCAGAAGCTATGTATGTTGAGTCAATGTACGAAATTGTATCAAAATATGGCAAGCTTGCTGATAATGATGATAATGGAATTTGGGTTGGATATATGTCTCCCTCAGAAAATGATAATAAAAGTATTGGTGTTAAATGTTCAAACTGCGCATTCTGGTGTCCTGAAATGATGGGTTGCCATATTATTGTTGAGCAAGCTGAACCAGAAGGTCTTTGTAGATTGGCAGCAATTGGCAATGGTTTGGTTAACGGAGATAGAAAATAAATGGCACGACAGAGTAATGCAGATAAATTAAAAAACTTTAGACAGAGATTGCAATCGTCAATGCTCTGGAGAAAGAACGATGGATACGATGAACTCTGGCAGAGGCTTATTAACCTATATCGTGGTAGACACTATCGTGGTGTAGCAACAGGTGACAGACTGCTGGTTAATATTGCATTTTCTACAATTAATACACTTCTACCGTCTGTTTCTATTGGTCGCCCCAAGATCCTTGTTAATCCTCGTAAACCAGAAGATGGGGATAAATCTATTGTTACAGAATCTATTATTAACTACTGGTGGCAGCACTATGACTGCCAGCCTGAGTTTCAACGAGCTGTTAAGGACTACCTGATATGTGGTCACGGCTGGGTTAAAACAGGTTATCGTTTTGTTGAAGAAGATAAGTTAGATACTATTGAATATGATGCTGATGAAGCAGCAGAGGGCAAAGAAACAACGGACAATGTTGAATCTGATTTAATTATTAGAGAAGATAGACCGTTCCTTGAGCGTGTTGACCTATTTGATATGTTTGTTGACCCAGATGCTCAGGATATGACAGAGATTCGTTGGATTGCTCAGCGCACACGCAGACCGCTTAAGGCTGCTCGTGAAGATACACGCTATAACTCAACTGTTCGTAAAGATCTGTCAGCAACTTCTTATAGAAAGTACAATACATCAAATGTAACATATAGCTATACGCCTAATAATGACGAAGAGGCTTATGTTGATATTTATGAGTATTATGATATTGAATCAGGCATGATGTCGGTATTTGCTGATTCCGGTGATGGTTTCTTAATTAAGCCGACAAAAATGCCGTATGTCTTTGGTCATCCTTTCTTCCAATTGCGTAACTATAGCATCCCAGGTTTCTTTTATCCGATGGGTGAACTAGAAGCAATTGAGCCTTTGCAGTATGAATTAAATGAAACTCGTACACAGATGATGAATCACCGTAAGCGTTACAGCCGTAAATGGCTGGTTATGGAATCGGCTTTTGATGACTTCGGTAGACAAATGCTGGCTTCAGATGATGACAATGTGATCGTTCCTGTTAAGGGTTCTGAGAATCTTGGTAATGTCTGTGTTCCAATGCCTGCTCTTATTAACCCGCCTGAGTTTTATAACCAGTCGGCTCTTATTCAAAATGACATTGACCGTGTATCGGGCGTTTCTGAGTATCAGCGTGGTGCTATTCCAGAGACTACCCGTACAGCCCGTGAAGCCTCAATTATTGCTGAGGCGGGTAATGCAAGAGTTGCTGAGAAGTTGATTTCTATTGAAAATGCAATTGCTAAATGTGCAAGCAATCTTATAATGCTAGCTCAACAGTTTATGACTGGACAGCAGGTTGTAAGAGTTGTTGGCACTGAATCCCGACCTGTTTGGCTAAGTTTTGACCGTGATTATATTGCCGGAGAGTTTGATTTTACTGTTGAAGCAGGATCTACTGCCCCAAGAAACGAGGCATTCCGTAGAGATATGGCACTGCAACTTGTGTCTGCTGTAGCGCCGTTTGCCCAAGCAGGGCTTATTAACCTGCCAAGACTGGCTGAGTATGTCCTTTCTGTTGGATTCGGGGTTAAAGATGCTGCCAGTTTCTTACAAATGCCTCAAGCACAACCTATGGCTCCACAGCAGGGAATGCAAGGTTTACCGCCTGAATTGGCTGCTGGCATGCCCGCTGGCATGCCCGCTAGCATGCCTGCTGGCATGATTCCCAATGCACCAATTCAAGGTCCGGGACCGCAAACCCCAGCTGACCTAGAAGCAATTTTACAAAGTTTACCTCCCGAAATCCTCCAGCAGTTAATGGGTGGACAGCCGGGAATGTAATGAAATATATTATATATAGGGAGTAATCCCCATAGAATAATCATGAAGGAGAACTCTATGACAGACATAAATGCTAGTACAATTGAAGACCCCAACATCCCCGTAGAAGGGCAAGATGCAACGGTTGACGGTACGGCTGAAACTCCAGAAACAGAATTAGATCTTTTTGACTATACAGAGGTTGCCGATAAGGTAATTAAACTCCAAGTCAATGGCGAAGAGATTGCGGTTCCGTTAAAGGAGGCTCTTGCTGGATACCAGCGTCAGGCGGATTATACCAAAAAGACGCAGGAACTCAGCGAACAGAGAAAGCAATTAACATATGCTCAGGCACTTTCGGAAGCACTCCAAAAGGACCCTGCAGCAACAGTTGCTCTTCTACAACAGCAGTATGGTGTTAATCAAACAAAGGTTGAAGAACCTGAGTGGATTGACCCATCTGATAAGAAGATGAGTGATCTTGAAAAGCGTCTCGTCGCCTTCGAACAGAAACAAGCGATGGATGACTTAACGAGAACGATTGATACTCTGCAGAGCAGGTATGGTGATGACTTCAATGCCGATGAAGTTGTTGCAAAAGCTCTGGCTACAGGGCAGACCGATTTAGAGGCAATCTACAAACAAATTGCTTTTGATAGGATCTACTCTAAGGCTTCTGATGCTAATCAAAAATTAGCAAATGAACAAGCCAGACTAGAGGCTAAGCGTAAAGCAAATGTAGTCTCCGGTGCAACATCTTCTAAAGGTGCTCCTGTCGTTCCTGCTAAGGCTCAACCCAAAACCGTTCTTGAAGCGTTTAGAGCGGCTGAAAAAGATTTAAATGCTTAATCCACAAATAGTGGGTTCTAACAACATCTATAGGAGATGATTCAAAATGGCAGGTAATCCTGATTTTAATGCAATACTGTCCACTACGCTGCAAAACTATCAACCGCAGCTGGTTGACAACATCTTCACGGCTCGTGTTCTTCTTGAGCACCTAAATAGCCGTGGTCGTGTGGTCGTTGAGGAGGGCGGTACATCTATCGTCGAGCCCCTCGTCTACGCTCCAAACGACACCGTAGGCTCGTACTCGGGCTACGATGCAATTGACCTCACACCGCAGGAAGGCATTTCTGCTGCTGAGTACCAGTGGAAGCAGATGGCTGCTTCTATTGCGATCAGCGGTATTGAAGAAGCCAAGAACCGTGGTACAGAGGCAATTATTAAATTGTTGAATGCAAAGGTTATGCAGGCAGAGGAGTCAATTAAGGAATCCCTTAACGACATGCTTTTTGCCTCCAGCTCCCCAGCAAACAACGGCAAAGACTTCCAAGGCATTGGCTTTCTGATTGGTACGACTGGTACTATCGGTGGCATTGATGCTTCCACAAACTCGTGGTGGCAGTCGTATGTTGATTCGTCAGCAGGTGCTCTTACGGCTGCTCAGATGACAACTGCTTACAACACAGCAGCTCGTGGCAATGATGTCCCTGACCTCGTTGTTACAACGCTCACACTGTTCGGTAAGTATGAGTCTCTGTTGACACCGCAAGTCCGTTATCAGGATGTGACCAAGGCTAACCTCGGCTTCCAGAACCTGATGTTCAAGCAGACACCAGTGGTGTTCGATGTTTCTTGCCCATCTGGTGAAATGTTCTTCATGAACAGCAAGTACTTGAAGCTGGTCGGCATGAACGGTCACTGGTTCAACACGACTGAATTCCAGAAGGGTACGGTTGCTGGCGTTGATGCCCGCTACGCACTCATCATGGCGTTTGGTGAATTGACGATCTCGAACAGGGCTCGTCAGGCTAAGCTTACTGCTAAGACAGCCTAATAAGTTTGTAAGGGCGGGGCGCAGAAGGTAAGCCCCGCTTTTATAAAATAATAAAGAAATACAAGTTCTAACTAAAAATAGTTAGGTAATCTGCCCAAATCGGGCAAGGAGAAAAGTACAACTATGGTTACAAATAATAAATTCATTGTAGAGCGCACAAATGTGCTCGCAGATGATGTGGTAGTTACCACTTCGTATGCAGCCCTTGATTCTGGCGACTTCGGTTGGTATGGCAAGGAGGGTGAGACATATGCTTTCGAGGCTCGTGTCGTTTACGACGCAGACGGTGCAAATGAGGGCGCAGCCTTCTCAATCACGGCATCTGCTGCACCAACGGCAGTTCACTTCATCTCGGAGTACAACACGGATGCAACAACGGTCGTTCGCACGGCTTGCGTTGCAATTGACACTCCAGACCACGGAACGGCTTCAGTTGATGCATTGAACACCGCACTTGTCTATGGCGTAATCACACCATCAGCCGATGGTTTCATTGGCGTTTCTGGCATTGCCGAAAACTCAAGCAAAATCACGGCAAAGGGCGGTCTCTCGTCACTGACATGGCGTAGACTTGATGGCGAGTGGAACTAATTAAATAGTTCTACCGTTAAAAGATGTTGATACGGGGAGTCTAAAGCTGCTATCCTTCGGGCAGCCTCCTCGTATCAGCTTTTTTATGGGTTGTTTTAATAAGGTAACAAAATCTCTAATATATAGGGAACACCGAAGGAGTTAAACATGTCAAAACAAACTATATATACCTCACAAATGCTACCGGGAACAGAGCCTTATGGCACGGTTAGAGGCGTAGAACAGTCTTCTATTATGCCTTATTACGCAGGATTGCCAAACATTGAGCCTGTTATTGCTGCCCCAAAAGAATATAACGAATGCACGGGTGTTAAAAAGAATGGGGAGCCCTGTGGTAGTGGTACGGTTTATCAAACAAACCTTTGTATTGGTCATTTAAGATCTGTTGCCAATGAAAGAACGCCTTTGAAGGATGGTGAAGAATTCGATGCGGATAAGCTCGTGGAAAGAGCCTTTCCGGAACTTCTAGGAGAGTAATCAATGCCAATTTCTTTTTATAATGAAAATCTTACACTGGCACAAATGCGTAGCCTTGTGTCCCAATTGTCGGAGTTAGAAATTGGTTCTGATCCAAACGATGATATTACTACTGACCTTGTTAACTCTTTTATAAAAGAAGGCTTTCAAAAGATTGTTGCTTTAAGCACAAGGTTCCCTTACTATCAATCAGAGTACGGATTTAGTACAATTGCAGATATTCGCAACTATGGAACATTTACTCAAACTCTTCCAGCCGGTGGAGGAAGTAAAACATTAAGTGATGTTAATCAAATAATTTCTGTTGTTAATAATACAAATTCAGGTAACGCTTTAATTTATATTGATAAGTTTAAACTAGAGTCTATTTTTGTAGGAACTCAAGATATTCCCGGTATTCCTGTTTACTTTACATTCTGGGCAAACACTCTTCAGTTATATCCTGAGCCAGATCAAGTCTATAGCATTACGCTTAGAGGTTATAGGAGACCAGACTTAGATTGGTTGCAAGACGAAAACCTTGATATTGATATCAGCCCAGAGTTTCAATTGCCTTTGGCAAACTATGTCATGGCTCGTATCTTCCAGTATCAAGAAGATCCAGAGATGGCGAATGTATATATGCGTAATTATGAAAGTGAGGTTGCAATTATTCAAGCAAACCTGACTGCGCCAAATAGCAACCAACCCATTATTATGAGCGGTGGGTTACAAATTAATGAAGGCTATTGGTATAACAGTAATGCGCCGTATCTGCAAGTTATGCCAGGATCTCCTAACCCAATAGGGCTGCTGTTCTAAAATGGCAGCAATTCTTTTTGATCAAGTTGTAGACTTTACAGGTGGTGTTAACTACCGTGCTGACCAGTTCCAACTCAAAAAGAATGAGACTCCTGAAATATTAAATCTTGAGATTGACCCAAGAGGCGGTTTGTTTAGCCGTGCGGGGTTTAAAAAAAAGCATAGCACTGCCATTGTAGCTGATCCAGCCGACTGGAGACCAAAGACAATGTTTAATTATAAAGCATTGAATGCCCCAACTATTATGCTATCTACAGGTGCAACAGTTTCAGTTGGAGTTTCTGATGGTAATGTGTTTCATTCTTCCGGCAGCAACTTTACAGTTTTAAATACAGCAGCAGCTACACCATTAGAAGTTAAGTCATTAAATGGCTGTTCTTTTACCCAATGGCAAGATACTTTATACATGGCTCGTGGAATTGATGGATCTGTTCCGTATTACTGGGTTGAGGGTGATGCTTTTGCATCAGCATTAATAGCCTCTGGACCTACTTGGCAACCTTATCAAGCGCCTGTTGGCGGTTATATGCCAAGAGCAGAATTAAATATTGCACATGCAAACAAACTGTTCGTTGCCTATACATACGAAGATGGTGTTGAGTATCCTAATCGTGTTCGCTGGTCGCATGAGAATCGCCCTGAAGACTGGTATCAGCAAGACTTTATTGACATTACAGCAGGCGGGGTTGGAATAACTGGTCTTAAGGTTGTTGATGGTCAATTACTTATCTTTAAACCTAAAGCAATATATCTTCTTATGGGTTACGATGCAGATACTTTCCAACTTGTAGAAATATCTACAACGACTGGCATTGACTTTCCTCAGCAGGCGGTTGAGGGAGCCGGTGGAGTATTCTTCTTTGATTATCCACAGGGATTGTTCTTTTATAATCGCAATGGAATCCAAAATTTATTTGAAAGAATTAAACCAATTATTGATACCGATAGAATAAACCCATCATTATTAGAGTATATTACTTGCTCTTACATTAACGATAGATTATGGCTTTCTATGCCATTTGATATTGATAATACTGGGTCAGTTCCCAGTTATGTAAACTGCAACTTTGTATTCGATCCTTCAATTGGTCAACAAGGTGCGTTTACATTATTTCAATCAGCAACTTTTAATAATGATGATGACACTGTTATTGACGGTTGGGGAATGATTTCTGGAATTAACTGGCGTGATAGCGGAGACAATGCTTGGTATCTAATGATTAGTGCAGATGAAGATTTTCCATATGTTATGTATGTAGATGACTATGCAGAAGTAAATGATGACATTGAAGCCGGTGATGATTTTGGTGATTTTTCAACAATTTATAAAACAAGTTGGTTTTACGATGACCGCTATGTGCAAAATAAAACATTCGTAAAAACTTTGTATGTCGTTAAAGAAGTAGAAGATGATACAGAAATTAGAGTAAATGTATATCATGACTTTAATTCTGAAGATCAAGTTGCAAGTAGTACATTAGTGCTAAACCCAATTTCAACTGGTGGTATATATGGCACATCTACTTATTCAACAAATGGTTCTGGTGGTGTATATGGCACTACACAGTTAAGAGCAGGTGTTCAGTTAGGCGGTCGTTTAAAGACAGCAAAGGCTGTGCAACTCGAATTCGTTGGACCTACAGCAGCGTTAACAGGTACGCCTGGGCGAGCTTGGGGTATCAACTCAATCGCGTTTAAATATAAGCGCAGACAAATAAGGAGTAACAAGTAATGGCAACATTAACAATACCAAATACATTCGTCAACGGCGCAACAATCGTCGCTGCCGAACACAACGCCAACTTCACTGCGGTTAAAACTTTCGTGGATGGGTTGGCTTCAGGCACTAACTTTGATGCTGGTGCAATTAATACAGAAGATATTGCTGCTGCAGCAATTACAGCAAGCAAAATTGCTACGGGTGCTGTAACGGCAGCAAAGATCGAAACTAGCGTTGCGCTTACAACACCTAATATTGGTGCTGCTACAGGCACATCGCTTACAACAACCGGGCAGGTTATTGGTAGATTTACAATTAGCCCTGTCGTTGGTACTTATTCATTTGTACTTGCAGATGAGGGTAAATTAACTGAATTTGATAATGCTGGGGCAACCAATGTTACAATTCAAAATGACTCAGGTGCTAACTTTCCAGTAGGAGCGCAACTTTTGGCTGTGCAAACCGGTGCTGGGCAAGTAACATTTGTAGCAGGTGGTGGTGTAACACTTAATGCAACACCGGGATTAAAGCTTCGTGCTCAATACTCATCTGCTGTTTTAATTAAAAGAGCAGCAAATAGCTGGATTATCCTAGGAGATTTAGCAGCCTAATGATTAATGCAGTAACCGCAATAGCTGGTAGTGGTGGTACTCCAGGTACTCCTGATGCGCCTACGGCTACTGCTGGTAACACTACTGCATCGGTTGCATTTACATCTCCTTCCAATCTTGGTAAAGGCGGGGAAGTAACCTATAGGGTTTTATCTACTCCCGATAATATTCAGGCTACAGGTTCTTCTTCTCCAATTACAGTAACGAGTTTAACAAACAATACTTCTTATACATTTCAGGTAAGGGTTGAAACATCTTATGGGAAAAATGGTGCGTATTCTTCAGCATCCAATTCTGTAACACCAATTGTTCCAACTACAACGACTACAACTACAACCACTACTGCTGCCCCAACTACAACAACAACAACGACTACTCCTGTTGGTCCAACTACAACTACAACGACTACTACAACAACGACAACAACTACTACTACAACGACAACTGCTGCACCAACAACTACGACTACTACTACCACTACAACTACGACTACAACTGCACCACCCGATCCGTGTGCTGGAGTTAGCTGTGGTAACGATCCTCTATCTGACCCTTCATGGATTTATCAATATCAGTATGAGCAGTGCATCCCAGAAATTTGCGGTATAACAATTGGTCAATGGGCAGCATATTACAAGTTTGGTTCAGGCGGTGCAGTGTGCTGCACTTATGGATTGTTCTTATTGTGCTTTGGCGATCCTATCTGCTAAGACTGATATAATGTAATAAACAGTCTATATATAGAATAATCTACGAAGGAGGATTATGGAAAACATTAATGTCCCGCAACCCCCCAAGCCTGAAGACTTGGCTGTTTTTGCAATTGTTTGTGACAACGAAGTTGTTTCATACATACATTTGCTTAAACAAGATGAGTTGCATTTAGCAGTTTATAGATCACAACCAATCTTTATTGAAGTACCATTTGCCGAAAAGCCGCCTATTGGTGCGTTATGGGATGGTAAAACCTTTAAAGTGCAGGATTGGCAATGAGCGCTTGGCAAGAGTATAAAAAACAAAACAATATTGTACGCCCTTGGGATTTGCTTAATCCAAAGATGGAAAGGTCAACAGAAGAAAAAGCACAAAAACGAATAGATATTTGCTCTGAATGCCCAGAGTTAATTCAAGCAACAAAGCAATGTAAAAAGTGCGGGTGCTTTATGACAATGAAAGTTAAATTAGCGAGTGCAACATGTCCCTTACAGAAGTGGTAAAGGCTACAGATAAAATAAGATATAACCTGCGTACTACTAAAATAACAGACGCACAAATAGATCCTTTTGGTTATTGTAATGCTAAGTGTTGGTTTTGCCCAGTAAGATATCAGGGTAATCCAATGCATGCTGCAAAGCATATGTCTCCAGACTTGATGGATAAAGTTTTATCTGAATTACATAAAGAAAAGTTTTATGGCGTTGTAAGTCCTAAGTTTGATCATTTCTATACGGCTCACTATAACGAGATATTGCTGTACAAGTATCTTGATGAAATGTTGTACCTATGCAAATGCTATGGGTTTAAAACAATGATTTTGTCTAATGGTATAAACCTGACGGAAGAGAAGGTTGAGTTATTAAAGAAGCATAAAGATGTTATCAGTGGTATCAATCTTAATATTCCGGCATTTGAAGATGGTTTATGGCAAGAACGCTCTGGTATCAAGCGTTACTCAATTGAAGACCTACACAGCGCTGTAAGAAGAACAATGGAAGCCTTTCCTGAATACACGGCTAATGGCGCTTTTTCAATCGGGGTTAACTGTCCAAACTCTTTATCCCAGCATGATAAAGGCGGATGGATGGAGTTATTAGAAAATGCTCCAGACATAGATCTAGACCCGCATACAGGTGAATCAGCCAAGCAAGTAGAACTTGGTAGAAAGCTATTCCCCGGATTAAATGTGTACCCTGTTGAGTCTTTGGTAGATAGGGCTGCAATCCTAGAACAACATAAGATTATCTCTAATCGCAAGACAATGGAAAAAGTATGGCAATCGCAAGGTAAAACAGTTGTTGGTTGCTCTAATGGTCAACAAGGTCGTTTGTATGGTTATC